GGTATTTTTTGTTTTATGTTGTAATTATCTGATCAATCGATCAATATGAATTTAGAAATTTTCTTTTCTTCTGTGTGAGTCTTTTTCGCGAGTATTGCGAGCAATCTTTACTACCTCAGGCATAACCCGACCAGTTCCTGCTGATGGCATTACGAATTCTTGTGCATGTGGGTTTAGTTTTTCTTCTTCAAGTCGACGTATAATACGTCCTCCGCTGGCTCTATTCATCTCATTATTCATTAACTCACTAAAAGATATGTTATATCCAAGTGCATTTGCCGACGTTCCTTTCAATAGACGCATGTATTCTTTTCCGAAACGACGAGATATTTTAACCAACCTGTACGTCATAAACTTTCCATATTTGAGAAAATCTGTAATCATTCTACTGACCGTCATTGACAACAACATCGAGTATGGCGCATCTCCTGGTTGAATCAAATCATTGTGAACCAACACGCGGTTCAACAAATCCAAGTTGATTCCGAGATTAGGCAATAGCTGATCACTCACAAATGAACCCATCTTCGATGCAGCAGCAGCAGTCAAATACTTAGCCTTATTATTCTGTACCTCCTGAACAGCCGCAGCAGCATACGCTGGTAAAGCCCCAATTCTGATCAGGGCCCAATACATTACGGTCTCATCCTGTACATGTGACAAGAGAATATCCGCAATAGTCTCGATACTAATGTCACGACGCATCCTTCTATCTTTATACAATTTATTGATAAGTCCCTTCAAATCCATCGCTGACGATGATGACTCAGTGGATACACCCAGTACTTTCGCCAGACTGATGTAGGGAATCACCGCATTACACTGAAATGGTGACACATCATCGGTCTCAGCATGCAATGGTTCAAGTACACCAACTGGTTCAAAACGAAAAGTTGTCAACCAAGTCATAACCGCTGGAACAGGGATATCAGGCAACTCTCCTCTAACTGGAACGTTACTAGATAACAACTGTGAATGAATCAAAGCCATTTTATCCATCCGTTGTTTGATGATACGACCTCTATAAGCCAGACGTTGATATTTAATGTCTTGTATCTGTGGGACTGATTCAAGTAGATTCTCTGTAACTCGTTCACCCATTCTACGATAATCTAACCTCTTCGCTACGTTTGGTTGTCCTAGGGCAATTAAAGCATCCTCAGCCTGAGCAGCCATGTGATACCTAAAATCGTCTCGAGTTTCACTCAGATGTGTTTTAAACCTATCAAAATCATTACTTCCTTTCTCAACTTGTCCAGTATTCCAGAGAGATGTAACATGATCCGATATATCCGCTGAATACGTATCGTATATCAACTTTGCTCCTAATTGGATGTGACGATTAAACCTTGGATCCGCACCCATCTTATTCACAATCACTCCATCTACACTGGATGAGTACATGTCCCTATGATTATGTCCTATACCACCAAGTACACCTGGTACATATAAGATGTGTAAAGTCGGATACATGGAAAATTTATCACGCGTCTCCCCTCCATCCTTTGATTTCACAAATCGACCTGTATCACGAAAATTCAATTTCGTCCTGGCAAACAGTATTCCTAACTTTTCAGCATAGACCGGATCACCACTACGCCATGCCCATACACGAAGAGTACTAAGATAAGACCTGATCATCTCCAAGGGCTCCTCTCTCTGATTAACAGCCTCATTTGCATGTATAGCAACATGACTCTTGTGCACCACGACCCCATAACACCCTCTCTTCTTCAGATATTCGAATTCACAGTTACGAAAGGTTACCTTAGCGGGATTCATCGACATACCATTTGACTCAGCTACCTCAGAGAACAGATTTCTCATATCCCTAATCTGCTTAGCAGTCGGTTTCATTGGCGTACGGAAGAGAACTAAACGGTCATCACCCATGACTCGCATTTCCTCCAACTTGAAACAACTTAGATCTGGACGTTTTTCCTTCTCATCCATTACTACCTGAAAATCTCCAACATTACAAACATTGTTTCCGGACAGAGTGATCAACAAACCAGACGGCATCATTGCTTGTTCTGCTACCTGTAGAGCTTCCTCCTCCCATCCTGCACCTTCAGTCAAGAAATACAATGGATTGGAAAACTTCTTACCCAATAATTCCTTAATCAAATGAGCGAAACCCATATCTGCACCACCCGTAGCGGATTTGATCAAGACGTAGTCACTACCCTCACCTACACCTACTTCTTCACATCCTTTCAACAAACCTTCAATAAACGGCTTCCACATGTTTGGATACTGTTCCGTCGCATCAAATGCAGAGAAGTCAGTCATTGCTGCGAATACTTTAGGATCTGAACTCGCTAGCATTGCATCAGCATGATCTTTCAATGGTGATCCGGTCTCCTTTCCTACTGTATAGATACGTGAGCCATAAAAATCATAACCACCTATCCCTCCTTCCTCAGCCGTTGCCTGAAACTTGTCCATTATAGAAGCGAGTGGATATAGACCGCGGAATGTTATCATATCGGCCATGAATATAGCACGTGCAGCCTTTGCACCAACGACGTTCCTGGAACCCGTACGACCAGGATTCTCCTTCGTCCAAACATCATGGTTGTCGGACTGGTAGTTATCTGCATTCATCAACTTCTCGATGTTCGCAATCATATATAGTATCTTTCCAAGACCAGTGATGGTTTTCTCCTTTCCACTTTCTGGATCCATGTACGACATCGAAGATGAAACCGGTTGACCTGCTTCAGAGACTCCTGATGATGTAGGTTTCATCGTAGATACCAACACATCATCAAACTCTTCTTGTGTCGGGAACCACTCCTTCTCATCTGCAACATGCATCATGTGTCTAGCTAAATCAAAGATGTACTTCGCCATTGGTGGATCGTGTGGAGCCAATTCCGCTTCAATCTGTTTCTTATGTGATAGAGCCAATTCGGTACGTCCATATCCATTTATAGCTAGCAAAGAATCCAAAAACACCCTTGCTCTCCAATGCCACCGAGTGATACGTGCTGGTTCAACTAGCTCCTTTAACAATTTATAAGTATGGATCATTCCATTATCCTCCAACTCCTTGAACTCCTCTTCCAATACATCCGAGAATCCTTCATAAGCTAGTTCATCATTATATAGTTTTCCGTCTTCGTAACCATCAATGTCATATGTATTATAACCATGTAACTCAGTTGATCCCCGAATGTCGACACCTTTAAAATAGTTGACCCCCTTACCACTCTTGGCTCTTGCAAAAATAAAGTTCATCAATGTGCTAAACATGCCTTTGTATTTCTTGAGCTGCTTGTCTGGCGATCCAGACAAAACAAATTCAATAACCTCAAACAAGACCTTTTCCAATAAACCGTCATGATCCCAGTAATCGTAGGTGTCTGGCATCCAATCTTTCTGTTTTGGTTTGTTACTTTCTGAAGTATAATCTTTAGTATCACGTCCCTTCATTATGAATTCTTCGTTAATAACACGCAAGATACTTTCGGCATCATCCGTAGTACCAAGTGGTACTGTATCAAAATTATCATCAACGAACGGCTCAGATGTAACATATATACGATTACCCAGATTCAATGTCGCATGGTGTTTCAACATCCGTTCAGAGATGGCCTGTTCCTGTAACTCTTCAATTACACGATTCATCTCCGATAATCGTCCAATTGTCAGATTTCCATTGGGTTCGACCGACAATAGAGCCATCTTTGCATCTAATCCATAATCATGGACATATGATAACATTTCTGGAACGGTACCTCTTGTTGTACCATGATGATATTTCTTGAAATCAGCTCGTTCGATTGGATATGGTGGAATGTCTGATGAGAACACAAACAGTTCTGACATTCCTCTGATCTCTTCTGGTTTAGGATGAATCATGTTATACACAACATCCTTAGCTGAGAAACCGTCTTCTTCGAATTGACAAGCAGCAGCAGAGAATGCGATCACACAACTTGTAACCTTCTTTGCAACATTAACATCATGAGAGTTAATGGTCAACGTTCCTGCTTGTGTTGGCAACACTCCCTTCTCTGTCCGATCTGTCTGATCTAAGTCTACTCCCGTTTTTCCCGCAGCCTTCTTTCTTCGTGAATTCGTAATATATGCTGGTATACTGATCCCTTCAGTAGCATGTGCGTAATACAGTTTAAGATATTTCGTAACACACGATGTCTCGAAATACGATCGAGGCTCGTGTGAAATGATTCGTCCAGTATCTAGATCCAGTGTTTTCGTTGTCTGTGGTGCCGCAATAGCTTGATGTAACAACGTATTTCCTTCGTGAAGGTGTGCGGCTGAATGAGTTAATCCTTCAGCCATTAGTCGAGCAATAGCGACAGTGTTCTCGTCTGATAGTCTAGTGCTCACATGAGGAACATACATCCTATCCCATTCAGGATCGAGAACAATGTCATATTTAGAATCGAAGTCCACTGGAACTCCACGAACAGTATTTAGTTCATCTACTACCGTTAATGCATATTTAATTCTATCTTTTTCACTTTCTCCTCCAAATACTCCTTTCTTCATTGTCGTTTTATAAGTAAAACCTCCATATTCATATTTTTCAATGTGATCTCCTTCTTGTTTAAGATATTCCAACTGATTGATTACAATAGCGTCAGATGCGGTCGTCAAACCGTGCAACTCATCTTTAGCAAAGTATTCATTAAATGATTTTCTATCCTCACGAATATTGTGAGCAATAGTCTGATTCATCGTTGGTTACTTATA